CCAGCAGAAATCCTAAATTTAATTTTAAGAATATTGAAGATTAGTAAAATGTTCTTTAGTTATATTATACCCTAAATCTAACATTATTTTTTTTTGTTCTTTGGATATATTAAAATTAGTTACCCCAATGCCTAATTTTCCCACATTTATTAAAATTGTTCTATTATTTTCATATTTTAATAATATATTTGGATCATACATTTCCCACCCTTTTATTATAAAATCAAATACATTATTTATCTCATAATCATCCTTGGTCTTTAATAAATTTATACATAAATATTTATCAGATTCATTTTCTTCTATAGGACAATTACCACATAATCCTCCATCTAAATATAAATAACCTTTATATTTAGTCGGTTTAAATAACAAAGGAATACATGTAGTCATCTGTATTAATTTTAATATATTCATTTTAGGATTATTAATATGATCTATATATTCTACTTTCTGCTTCGATACATTTATAGCCTTCACCACTATATGAATACCACTTATCTTATATAATTTTAATAATGACATTTTATCAATATTATATTTCTCTTTCAATACTTTTTTTACATAAATATGGTTTTTATTATAATTTATAAATCCATAATTATCTACTAAACTCTTTAATGATAAGTCATTAATATTCAACATTTCATTAAAATCAAAATTAAATATCTCATCTTTAATATATTCATAATCATATTTTAATAATATTACTGTTACCATAAATAAATAACTTGAAGACACACAATATATTTTTTTAATATTATTTAACTCTTTATCTATCATTCTTTCTTCAATCAAATAATTTAGAAATCCTAAAAAAATAATTGCCTTGGACGACGCCCCACAAAATATTAAAGTATCAATTTCCATATTATTTTATTAATTATATATTATGAGTTCTTTAAACATAAATTCACTATTTGAAGAACAAGATAAAAAAGTACTTAATAGATTGAAAATGTTTGATGATATTTTACTACAAATACATAATAAAATTAAATTAAATTCACAAAACAAAACATTTTTCTGCACCCATGAAATACCTGAATTCTTAATAGGTAAACCATTATATAAAATAGAAGACTTAAGAAAATATTTAATAGATTCTTTAAAAAGAGATAAATTCGATGTATTATACATACATCCTAATTTATTATTCATCTCATGGGAAAGATTAAAAAATAATAAAAGAAATGTCAATAAACCGCAAACTACTAATTCCAATAACAATTTCAAAAAAATAGATGACTATAATCCTACTGGAAATCTATTATATAATGATAATATATTATCTAATATTGATAAAAAATTTAATTAATAAGAATTCTTACCCATCTTGAAAATATAATCTACTAATAATAATATGAAAATGCATGTCATTATATATACTATAATATCATTAATATCTTTAGAATTACTATCATTAGAAAATCCTTCCAAAACATTAAATTGTTGATTATCAATATTATTAAATCTTTCTTCTATATATTTTTTATATTCTTCAACTTCTTTTTCTAAATGTTTTGTATAATCTTTTAATTCTTTAAATTGTTGATCTAGAATATCTTCACCAGTCGGAATATTACCCGTAGGAATATTTTGATCACTGACATTTTTGACAGGAGATACTTCAGGTATTTTTAATTCTGTTGAGCTATTACTTACAATATCATTATTACCATTATTACTTACAATATCATTAGAAGAACTATTAGAACTTTGATCAAAACATTGAGAAAGTAAAGCAACCATTTAATATATATATATATATTTTTTATTTATAAAATATATATATATATATGTATTTATTTGATTATTTAACAAATAATTATTTATTCTTAAGTGGGACGTTTTTACTTAATATGTTTGGTGGCAGAATGTTATTTCAAGATATACAACCACATATTAATAATCAATTTTATTTAAAACATTTATTCATATTTTGTTTATTTTTCATCGCTACAAAAGATATTAATTTATCATTAATTTTAATAATTATGTATATATTTTTTATGTCATTTTTAAATGATTTTAAATCAAATGTAAAAAATTCAAATACTGAAAATAATATAAAAGAAAAATTAGATGCAGCAACCCAAATGTTAGAAGATATTAAACTAAATATGTAATTTATTCTATAAATTTAAAGTTATACCTTTAGTGGAATTCCTATCACTATCTCCACTCATTATAGATAAATTATCTAAATCAGGCATTGAATTGGGTTGTAAATTTAAATTTCTTATTACTTCATCTATATCTCCTACAGGTCCATCCATATCTGGCCTTTGATTTGATTGTGACGGTTGTTCTTGGTTCATCATATTAGGCATAGATGATTGTTGTTGTTGTTCCATACCCGGTTGTGCCATAGAACCAACAGCTGCCTTGGCGAATTGTTTCATTAAATCGGGATTCGTCTTCATTATATCATTCATATTAGGTATAGATGATTTAAACATTGTATTCGACAAATGAAACATAAATGCCGATCCCCCTAACATCATAACTAATTTGAGTTCTGGTGCAACTTCACCACCTCCCCCATATTTTTCATATAATTGTTCAAATACTTCATCAAAATCCTCTACACTTTCATTTACTGACTCGGACCATCCATCTAATTTAACATCGAATGGATCAAACTTACTATTTAAAAACTCTGCCCCGGAAACCGCCGCCATCAATATTTTTCTTTGAAATTTTACTGAATTTGATGTATCTCTCTGTTTTTTTAATTTAATATATTCATTTCTCATTTCATCTAAATTAGAATTCATATTATAATTTGTCGATGTTCTAGTCCCTTGATTCTGTAATTTACTAAATTTATATAATAAATCTATCTTCTCATTTTTTATTTCTGTTTGGGATAATACATGAACAGGTTTATATTCATCTGGAACTATATTATTCATTATAGGATCATTCATTGGTGCAGGTACATCTTTGCCGTCTGCTTGTTCATCTTTAAAAAATGAATGACTCTCTGATATATCTGTTTTTACAGATTTTACATCATCAGACATATTTGATTTAGGAGAACTATTCCCACCAATCAATAAATCAATACCTATAGAATCAGTATTACTACTTATATTAGTATTTATGTTTTTAAAATCATCATCTAAATTAATATCAAGTTTCTCCATATATATTGTAATTAAAAATATTATTATATTTAATACGCATACTTTTAAATATTAAAAATTTAAATATTTCAAACATTAAATATATCCCCTACGTTTTGTGGTAAATCCTCAATATTTACTTTATAATGTTCTTCTATTTCAGATAATTTACCTTGATCTCGAGGTCCTACTAAATTTATTGCAACACCCTTTCTACCATATCTCCCGGATCTACCTATTCTATGAATATATGTTTCCTTTGACCTAGGTAAATCAAAATTAATTACTAAATTTAACTGTTGAACATCAATACCTCTCGCTAGTAAATCCGTTGACAATAATAATCGAGTTTTACCATTTTTAAAATCTAATATTTTACTCTCACGTTCTTCTTTAGTAATTTCTCCATGAATATAATCTACTGGATAATTATTTTTAATTAATTCTGTATAAATATTCATTAATTTATCTTTATAATTTACATAAATAATACATTGTGCTATATTTAATAAATTATATAAATCTAATAATGTATCATATTTCCATTCTTCATTTATAAGTACTTTAAATTGTTTAATACCTTCTAAACTTACATTTTTATTCTCAACTATAATAGATTCAGGATTATTTAGAAATTTATTACTCAAGTCAAGTGTCTCTTCCGTCTTTGTAGCACTAAATAAACATATTTGACAATCTTTAGAAATATACTTAATTATATTATAAATTGTATCTCTAAATCCATCTGATAACATTTCATCTGCTTCATCAATTACCAATAATTTTATATTTTGTGTATATAAATATCTCCTATTTATCATGTCTGCTACTCTGCCAGGAGTCCCTATAATGATTTCAGGTTCTTTCTCTAAATTTCTCTTACATTCATCTAAACTTGTTTTCCCTACAACCTTCATAATATTTACATCCATATATTGACTGAGCGCTTCCATTACATCATAATTTTGATTCACTAACTCATATGTTGGATTCAAAATCAATATTTGTGTTTTTTTTAAATCTTCATCTAATAAATTTAGGGAACCAATCGTAAATGCCCCCGTTTTACCCGTGCCAGACTGAGCTTGAGCATATAAATCTTTCTTAGAATTTAATATCGGTAACGCTTTGCATTGAATATCAGATGGATTCTCAAACCCATATGAGTATATACCTCTTAATAATTTTTCCTTTAAATCAAAATCGTCAAATGTTGTCATCTCCTTATATATATTTATTATTAAATTATCTTTAATATATATATTATTATTGAATATTTAACATTTTTTTTATACCTTCTATATCAGAACCATTGAAAGTATTTATACAGTTTTTATCTTTCATTAAACAAAATGAAGGCATAGATTTTATTTTAAATATTTTTAAAATCTCCGCATTTCCCTCTTTATCTACATCTAATTTATATATTTTCACTAAATCTTTATTCAATTTTTCATATAATTTCTCTAATTCAGGATATATTCTTTTACACGGTCCGCACCAACTGGCTGTAAAAAATAATAATACATATTGTTCACAATTTAAACATTTATTTAAATTTTCTAACCCTGATATATACTCCATATTTATATTATTACATTTTTTATTTAATTAATTAACTTATATAATTAATTCTGCCCTAATTGGATGTCTATTTGACAGATATCTCAATTTATATACTAAATTTCTCTGCAAACCTACCAATGTCAAACCTAATATTAAATCTATTATTTTTATATATGTTTCATTTAATTTAAAAAATTTTATATATTTTCTTACTATGTAAAAATGAAATAAATATATTAATATCCCTACTAACATTATATGAACTAATATTATAATAAATACTTCTGAATCGGTTGATTCCTCTATTTTATGATCAAGGTAAAATACATGATCAACCATAGGAGCGAATACTAACAAAAATGATATAACTATTATCAATAAAAAAAATACTGGCAACATATTAAAAACCATATATATAATATTAAATATTTTTTTTAATCTGACTCATAATCACTATATGAACTATCCGAACAATTTTCTAATGCCTCCACACGCTTATCTTCTTCTAACATTTCATTATGATATTCTAATCTTTCTATATCCCACGGTGAAATTTCAATTTTGAACTTCTCCACCTTTTTATTATCAGTAATCGGTTGAGGATATTTATTAAAATCATCTACGTTTACTAAATTATCCCAATAATTCTTCCCATATGTTTCGTGCATATTTTTACTACACAAATATGAACATATATATTTGTTTTCACCTTCAATATTTAAATTTATAAAATATTTCGGTGTACATTTTGAACACTTATCACATTCATATAGAACCTTTTCATTTTCCATTACTTTCCCAACTAACTTATCAGAGAAAGATGCCTGGTTCATTTTATTATTATTCAACTTTATACTATTATTCAACTTTATACTATTACTCAACTTTATACTATTAAACTTTTCAAATTTCAAATTTCAAATTTATTAAATCTATTCATTTCATTCTTATAATTATCATTGTATTTATCTGTTTGAGTATATATTAATTTAAGAATTGTTCTATATCCTTTCTTAACAGGAGAAACACAATGTGTATTTTCTTGTGCTTTAACTATTATTAATGAATTAGGTTTTGTATATAATTTATTATTCCATCCCAAATATGAATACCAATTAGTATAACTATCTGATTCATTCTCTATTGTATATACCATTTCATATTGTGGTTCTTGATATAATTGAGTATCTTTATGACATTTCATACCAGAAGATCCCTCCGGATATACTCTGAACTCTATTGGAAAATTAGATTTCTTTATATCATTATTTATTAGTTTTTTCATCTTATTTATATTTGTTTCCGAATAAAATATATCACTTATATTTTTATCCGATATAGGTGAAACTAATCTGAAATTCTCAGATTTTAAATTTTTTACACTTCTTGTATAATTTTTTATATAATTATATTCATCATCACCTAAAAAATTCTCAATATAATACACTTCATCCCGTTTAAATAAAAAAAAATATAATATAAATAGTACTAATAATACAATCAATATTATATTTAAGAACATATATACTATAATATAAATATTTGTAAATTTGATTATTATACACAAACTAATTTATGACGACAATGATGATTTCAAAGCAAGATATTATTGAATACATTAATAATAATTACCCAGATATCCATTTAGAACTCAATTCATTCAAAAATAATATCATAGATGAATTATTAAATATATTTAACATTATTTCTATCAATCAAAACGATTTCCAATTAAAATCACAAAGATATTTTATAGAAACTGTTGTTGATGAATTATCCGAAAAATATAAAATATTTTATGAAAGACAATATAAATTAAATGAATTATTGAAATTAAAATTACCTGAACAAAGGTCACCAGAATGGCACCTGTTAAGACAAAATATTTTAACTGCCAGTTCATTTGCTGCTGCTATGGATAAATGTCATTTTAGATCTAGAGATGAATTAATATATAGTAAAATTATCCCAGAACCATATGAAAGTAACCCTATTACAGAATGGGGTGTAAAATATGAAGAAATTGCCACATTATTTTATCAATCAATCACTGGAACAGTTATTAAAGAATTTGGTATGATTCCACATCCCACTTTCCCTATTTTCGGTGCCTCGCCTGATGGAATTTGTGACGATACTGGACCTATGGAATTCTGCTCAAGAATGTTAGAAATTAAATGCCCCCCCAAAAGAAAATTCACTAAAAGTGTCCCACCACATTACATGATGCAAATGCAAGGACAACTAGAGGTTTGTGATCTTGATGAATGTGATTTCTTACAAGTTAAACTTGAAGAATATGATACATTATTAGATTATAAAAATGACATATTTGATAGTTCTGAACCATACAAATCTATTAATGAAGAATATGATAATATTATTAACGGCAAAACTAAAGAAAATTTACCCAAAGGTGTCACTATCAGCTATGTAAAAGAAGGAGACGCTTCTCATAATTTGAGCTATTTATATCCTAAATTATATCAAACTCATGAACAATATCTAGAGTGGATCGATGAATATATTAAAAAAGGATATAATATTGTTGAAACAAAATGGTGGAAAATTACAAGATATGAATTATCATTAGTTCATAGAGATAAATTATGGTGGAATGATCATATTGAACACATCATTAAATTTTATAATGACTATATTGAATATAAAAGTAATCCTGATAAATTAAATGAACTAAAAGCACAAATTAACAATAAAAAGAAAAAGAAAAAGAATGAAATATTTATACCTGCCAAATTACCACCTTGTGCATTCATTGAATAAATTTGAAATTACCATTTAACTTTATTCACATTTCAATCAACGTACTGTTTAAAGAACAAACATACGTAACAAAACACTTAAAACACTTAAAACTTCAATCAAAACACTTCATAAGTATGACTTCTGCTGAATTTCTCAAGCATCTTACTACATTCATTTCAGATATGGACGAGACTGAACATCAAGAACTTGTTGATACATGGATGGGTGATGAGAAAGTCAAGCGGTTTCTCCATACTGATGATGCATCAGATACCGAAGATACTCCAGTTATTCCTTCAAAAATCGAAGAAATTTCAGATACTCCTCCCAAAAAGAAGACACCTCCCACAGATTCTTCTAAGAAATTCGATCCCCTGAAGTTCCTCAAGGAAAATCCTGATACTCTCATTGAGTGTCAACAGGAAAATCCTAAGAAACTAAAATCAGCAGCATATGACTTCTATGAAGGGTATAAACATGCTACTAATCTTGAGGAGTTTCTTGAAACGGCACAGAATAAACATCTTCGGTATGACTTTCAGATGGGATTTCTTCATATTCTTGACGATCGCGTGACTAATATTGAACCAAAAAAGAAGAAGACACCTTCAGAGAAGAAATCACCTGCCAAGAAGAAGACACCTGTAAAGAAGGTACCTGCCAAGAAGAAGACACCTGTCAAGAAGAAGGTTCCTATCAAGGAGGTAGTATCCGAAGAAGAAGAAGAAGAACAGACAATTGACAAAAAAGAAGAAGAAGTATCTGAAGAAGAACAGACAATTGACAAAAAAGAAGATGAAGAAGAAACTCTAGATAATTTCGCCTTCATATCATCTACAACATCTGAATCTGATGTTGAAGATGATGATGATGATTGGCCTTCAAAAGTAATTGATGGTGTCGAATATTTATGGAATGAATCAGATTCCCTACTAATTGACAAGACATCTGCTGAACATATCGGATATCTTGATGACGATGGAACAATCGATTACACAGGAAATGGCGAAGATATCCATGAAAAGAATAAAACCAAATAAATATTTAAAACATAAAAATAAAAAAGAATAAAAAAGAATAAAAAAGAATAAAAAAGAATAAAAAAGAATAAAAAAGAATAAAAAAGAAAAGTAAAAAAATAATAAAACACAAAAAAATAATAACTTTTTTTTAAATTTATTATAACTTTAAAATATATTATGTGCATAACAATTTATAATCTTCAAATGCCGTTTGATATC